CCCAGCTCGGTGTCAAAGTTCTCAGGGCTTGCGCAGGCGCTTTCTCCGGTCACGGTGAATCCATTGGCCAGCGTCAGGCAGCAAACCGTCAGGGTCGTGCCGGGGAAAACATGGTAGTCCTCGCCAGTAATCACTTCGTCAACCCGTTGCGGTGTCACTCGCGGCGCGGTCAAACCCTTGTCCTGAATTTCCTGCTCAATTGCTTGGTCGTTCATCTTCGTTCCTTTCGGTTGTGCCGCGTTTTAATCGTGTCGCGGCTAACACGTCATTCCACCGGACGGGCGATAAAGCCGCCCGCCTGTGAATTCAGGCGTTAGCCACTCATCGCGGCGTCAGCCTTCGCGGAGGCGCAATGCTCGTCGTGCTTCTTCTGGATTGCGGCCTTCGCTTCACCCAAGTCACTCCACACGTCCGGGTCGCCGTCCAGCAATTCGGTGTCGTGGCCTTCGACCCAATGCACCGCGTCATCGAAGTATTCCTGTTGCAAGCGCCACTCAAAGGCGATCCCTTCGTCGTGCCAGCAGGACGGCGCAACCCATTGGGTATTCCCGTTTTCGTCGGTGTCGCTGTGCCATTGCAATTCGTTGTTCATTTCCTTTTCCTTGTGTTGGTCGTGGCTAACAATTCATTCAAGCCGACTGCGCTTCGTGGCTTGATCGGGGTTTGTGTTCCGCCGCAGCGCAGCGGCTTAATTCAGACGTTATGCGGCTCTGGCATCCCATGCCACCAGTTGAAACTCTCGCGGCCTGAACACAATCACCGCGCTTGGAAACGGCGCTCCGTTGGGGGCGTCTCCAAATTTCAGCCGCCCCTTCAGCAGCCGCACTTCGCCCTTCATGGCGTAGCGGTGCCACCATTCCGTGTCCGTGCGCGAAGGCACAAGGCAAACCACCGTCGCCCCCTCTTGGGCGGCCCCATACGCCTTGCGCATCCATTCTTCGCATTGGCTGTAGGGCGGGTTCATGAAAACCGTTTCGGTTCCCCAATTCTTCAGCAGTCCGCTGTCGTGGATGCTGTAGAACTTCTCGCACTTCGCGTTTGTCCCGTCGCTGCATGGGTCGAGCGTGAAGCCAAATTCCTTGTGCAGCGCATCAAACAGCCATTGTGGGGTGCCCCAAATGTCCGTGGCCTGGCTGAACATCACTTCTGTTTCCATCGCTTCCGTCCTCATCAAATCCGCCGCATAACCCGGCGTTCGTGCGGGACCGGCTTTCAGCCGGCCCCACAACTCATGCGTTAGGGGCTTGCCTCAGCGCCAGGTCAAGCCGCGCCAGTGCGTTCCATGCTGCGTGTGCCGCGTGGCGCAGCCCTGTGTCCGGGTCGCATTCTTCGCCGCCAGCCTCGCGCAGCAAGTGCCGCATCATCGCGTCGGTGTAGCGCCGTTCCCCATCAGGCACTTCCATCCAGCCATTGTCGGTGTACTTGTTTGCGCCGTAGGTGCCGACCTTGCTCACTTCCTGCAAGGCCCGCGCAAATCCAAACAACACCAGCCCCGCGCGGTTCTTCCCGGCGTCGAGCTTCGCCCCGGCCTCGTTCGGCTTCTTCCCGTTCGGATCTGCCTCAAGTGCGCCAAAGGTTTCCACAATAATCTCTTGTTCGTGTGCTTTCATTTGTGTCATGTTCTCCAACATAAATTCGCCCCTAACTCATCATCCGAGCGGGACCGCGCAAAAAGCGCGCGGCCCCTCAATTCAGCCGTTGGGCACCTTGAAACTCAGCGTGGTTTCGTTGGTGCGTTCAATTTCGATCATGCCGTTGTGGATCAGCCACGCCAGCACCTTCTCGGGGTTAAAGCTGTAGGTGCGCTCCACTCGCCCGTTGCGCTCCATTTCATTCAGCAGCTCGCCGCGCGGGAATGTTTTAGGCATTCCGCCTTTGGGGATGGTCAGCGTAACGCCCAGCGTTCCGGGTTCGGCCAGCGCCGCTGCCGCTGCTCCTGCCATTTCCAGTGGTGTCATCGTGTCTCCTCGGGGCCGGTGCCCAACCCGTTAATCGAGCCGACCGCCGCAAGCGGCGTCGGCTCATTGCTTGCGTTAGGCGCCGTATCGCCACAGCCGACTTTTATCATCGTGTCGTAATAAGCCGGCTTGCCATCGAGGATGTTTCGCGCCATGTACTCCGCATTGATCGGCTCGCACTCAATCAGCCTCAGCCCTTCGCGCAGGCGCTTGATCTCTGCCCTCATCTCTCTCTGGCACGACTCAAATCCTTTTCGCCAAGCCACCCACAACTTCTTTTCAAGCGGCTGTTCTCCGTAGGCGCGTTCAAAGTCTGCCCACCATGCCGCCTCTTTTCGTCCGTACTCTTCGCTTCGTTGTTTCTTCTTCGCCATCTTCAATCCTCCGCGCCTAACCCGGCGCTCAAGCGGGACCGTCCGCAAGCGGCCGGCCCCTTAGCTCTGCGTTGGGCGTCAGCAATTGGCGCGCTTCCCGGAATATCGCCATTGCCTCGGACTGCGAAGCGCCGACATCGTGTCGCACCTCTCCCTTGTTATCCCAGTACGTCACGTCGTGTTCGACCAGCTTTCGCAGGACATTTCGCAAGTCCTCAATCTCGTAACACAGCGCGTCGTACTCCCCGCCGGTCAGTGTCACCACGTCGAGCGTCCGGCCGCCCCTGCGTGCCGCGTAGTATTCGGCCTCGTAGGCATCTGCCGCCGCATCCATGCTGCCTTGGTTGATGTGCAGCCCTGCCAGCGGGTGCGATTCCTTCTGCTCTTGCAGATGCTTGATCCAGTCGGTATCGCTCCAGCCAACTGGGGTAGGCGGTCGCGTAGTGTTCTCGGCCATCTTGGTCTCCTCGGGCGTTACGCCCAACAATTACGTCAACCGGACGCTCCGCCGCTACGCGGCTCCGCTCCGGTTACGATCTGCGTTGGGCACCACAAGTTCCCATTTCTCATGGCGCAAGCGGTGCTCGATTTCGTCGCAGGCAAGCTGGTATCCTGCATGAAACGCCGTTGGCATGTCTGCATCGGCTCCGCCTACTCCGAGCGCCTTCACAGTTGCAACAATCGCCAGGGCGCGTTGCTGCTCCAGCGCCTCAGCCAGTTCAATACACTCGTCTACGGTTGCCTCTGTCATGCGTTCTCTCCTAGTAGATGCGCCGGTTGCCCAACATTGCGATCCAGGCGCGACCGCCGCTACGCGGCGTCGGCCTGATCTTTAGCATTAGGCAACAACATGCCATCCGCCTTGCCCGTTGCTCTCGGCTTTTGTCAGGTGCTTGATCTTTCCGGCCTTGCGAAGCGCCGTGAGCCGGCCGTCGATTACCCGGAAGTCTTCGCGCCCGGTTCCGGCAGCAATGCGCGCGGCTTCCTCGTTAATCCGTTTGTCGTAGAGCGGGTTCTTCCGCTTCGTCACAGCTTCGACAATTCTCTTGTCCAGTTCGTCGTATTGCCCCATCGTTTATCTCCTGTGTTTTCCCTGTGGCCTAACCCTACGTTGCAAGGGACGCCGGCCATAAAGCGGCCGTCGCCCCTGAACTACACGTTGGGCACCAGCAACCTACACGCCGGGCATTTCGGGTCGCGGCTGTCGGGCTGCCCGTTGTCAGGGCACATGCCGTTGTAAACGTGGCGGGATGCCCATTGCATTGAGCGCGCGAGCCTGCGCATCCGAGCGGGTGCGTCTGGTCAGACTGGCGAGTTCTTCGGCGGTCAGGATCATGCGGCCCTCAGTGCGTGGTTCGTGGTGGCGCTGCTGCAGCATCCGGTGCAGGCTTGTTCGTGCTCTTGGCCTTGACCTTCATGCCATCGCCTCAAGCTGCGTCATGCCACGATAGCCCACGCCGCGCATGGCGTCCGGGTTGGGCGTGACGGGCCTCTCCGGGTCGGTGTTGCGTGTGACCCATTTGGGCGTTTTCTTCGGCTTGTGGCCGTTGACGTTGGCGGCGATGATTTCCCGCACGGTGTCGGCGTTGCGCGTTTCCCTGACTAAAGCGGTATAGGCATAGGTGATGCGGTGGCCGTCCGGGGTCTTGTACAGCGCCTTCACCCGAGACAGTTCGCCCATGTCGGACATGCGGCGCAGCAGGGTTGCTCCGTTGGTCTTGCCGATCCTGACGGCGGCGAGGATTTCGATAGCCGTTGCGCCGGGGTTGTCGTGCAGGTAGTCGAGCACTTGCTGGCGGTTGTAAGCGCCTTCCTGGTAGCGTCCGGTTCTGTGGGTCATTTGATGACGAGCCTGTCGCGTTTGACAATGTGCGCGCCATTCACCGGCTGGCCGGCAAGGATCGCGGCCTTGATCTTGCTCTTGCTCGGCGCTGGGGGCTTGGGATCGTTGCACAGTTCAAGCGGGAAGGTTGCGCCTTCCTCAATCTCGACGGCCTCGTCGCGTTCCGGGTAGCGGATCACCTGAAACGACAGGTCTGCCGCTTCGATCTTGGTTGCGCCGATGCGCCGCATGTTTTCCAGTAGGTAGCCGCGCAGGAATTCGGCACGGCGCTCCGCAGACTTGGCACGCGCTTCCATTTTCTTGATGGCTTCGCGGATCATGCCCGCCTCGGCTTCGCGGTTGAGCAGGTAGGCGACAACGTGCTGCGCCTTGTTGCTCCACATGGCGCGGGATTCTTCGAAGGATGGCAGGGCTTCGCCGGAGTCAGGGTCGAAACCCTGCTCCAGTTGCGCCAGCACGTCTTCGCTCAGTTCGTAGAGGTGCATGGCCGTTTCCTCAGAATGCTATATCGTCAGAATCGTCAAAGCCGGGCGGCATGCTAGACGTATCGCGCGCCTTCATGCCTTGGAATTCCGCAGCCTGCCGGATCGTCTCTTTCAGCTTGTCGTGGAACGTCTCGAAGACCTCGTTCTCGCCGTCCGTGATGACGTAAAAGCGCGGTTCGTTGCCGTTGGCGGGCATGGCGTCGCGCAGCGCCTTCGGCAGCGGGGTCAGGCTGGCGACGTTGGAATAGGTCTTGCCGTTGCGTTCGGTGTGGGTGATGTTTATCATGCACGGCGCACCAATCAGGGCGTGCAGGTCGAAGCCCTTGGCTTCCTCGTCGGTAAACGGACGGCCACGCCACGCCTCAAGGTCGGGGCGCAGACGGGACTTGGGTGACAGGGAGAGGGTGTAACGCTTGCTGATGGTCATCGGCTTGCCGTCATCCATCACCAGCGGATCGCCGTTTTCATCCTCTCCGAACAGTTCCCACCCGATCTGCACCTTGCGCTGCTCTTTCACTTCGCCCTGGAATTCAACGCGCTGGGTGCCGAGGTCAACCATCGACCAGCACCGGGCAGCGAATACGCCTGCCGGGCCGCGCTTAAAATCACCGCCTCCGGAATCACTTGCAATCAGACTCGACATTTTCAATCTCCTTTTCGTCAGGCGCATTCACAGGCTGCGCGATAGCCTTTTCAGATTCGATCCCATCAAGCCACGCATTGAATTCATCGACCTCATGCGCGCCAAGCTGATGCCACCATTGCAAGCCCTGGTCATCCATTACGCGGCCTCCTTCGGCTGCAGCTCAACCATGCGGGCATAGGCCGCTTCGTAAATCCCACGCAATGCCGGAACTAGCATGTGATCCGGTTCTTCTTGCTCGATGCTGTCGGCAAGCTGGGCGGCAAGCTGGGCGACGTTGCGCCATTTCAGATAGGTCGGCTCGGCCACCGTCTCGTTCCAGCGTTGCGTGACGATTTGGGTAAGGTGAATGTGGCTCATGCGCGGAACCCTCCGGGTGCGGATAGCCAGTCCTCGACCATCACGCGGTCGTAGTCGTCGCCGTATTCGATAGGCGCATGAATCGGGCGATGGGCCTCGAAGGTCTTGCGAATGTCGGTATGCGCGGCAGGAACGTAGGCCCGCGCATCGGTCAGGCGCAGGATGCAGTAGGGGGCGTCGGCGTTAATGATTAGGGCTTTCATGCTGCCCCCTTGTGTGCGTCACACATAGCCAGCAATACCGCGCCCCACCTTCCCCAAAAATCAGCGGCACGCGATTCCATAGCGGCAATGACGGAGTTATCGAATGCTCGCCACTCCTCGTGAGTGTGGAGCTGGCAACCGATACGCATGTAGCCATCCGTAATCAGAACCGGCCATGTCAGGTTGAGCAGTGAGATAGGCGGCTTTGTGAGCGTTTCACCGGCCAGATACGCACCGTCCAGATTCGCACCGGCCAGATACGCACCGTCCAGATTCGCACCGGCCAGATACGCACCGGCCAGATACGCACGGGCCAGATACGCACCGGCCAGATACGCACGGGCCTTGACAGCCGCATCTAACGTAAGGCGCAGTGTGTTTTCATCTTGCTCATGCAAAAACAAGACGCGCCCAGAGAAACGGCATTTGATTTCAATTTTCATTAGTTCACGACTCCAAAGTGACGAGCGATCAGGTAAAGGGCGAACACGGCCAACCCGACGATGGCGACGATGCAATCCGCCTTGCTGGCATCCTCGGCCAGCTTTTCTTGCTCGGCGCGGTCGAGTTCGTTGAAGTGCCCAAAGTTTTTCATGCTGTGACCCTCATAAGTTCGTTCATCTTTTGGGCCGCTTTCCAAGCCGCTGACCGATACCCTGTTTTTTTCCGCCAGCGCTTGCATTTCTGGCCAACGGTGTAGGGCTTGGGCTTGGGTTTGCTTTCGCCGGGTGAAACGCTATAGATGGGTGTGGCAGGTCCGCTGCGTTCCTGCCTGACCCACTTGGATACCCGGATCAGATTCATGGTCAGCAGTTTGGTGAGGTATCCGCCACCGGACAGGGTTGACTCGGCAACGTGCGCGGATGCCGCGATTTCTGCGGCGTCCATATCCCCCTCACGATCCAGCGCCATCAGGATTCGGCGCATTGATGGAGTGAGTTTCATGCCCGCACCTCTCGCGGCGTGCATCCACGGCGGATCATTGCGCGCCCCCTTTCAGGCGACGCTCGATGCGAGCCAGCCGCTCGAACGGTGTATCCGGGTAATAGTTGCGGTACTTCATGCGTATCGCGCGGCAATCGCGAGCGATACGCAGGCGGCACATGGCCATCCGCATGGCGACGCTCACGCGCGGAACGGCCGCTTCGGCAGGAACGCCGGCTGCGATCAGGTCATGGGTTTCGACCTCGGCGGCGTTCGGCTGGGTGCCGTAGACCTCGGCAGCGGAAAGGCCGTGCGCTGCGCAGTAGGCCAGGTTGGCGGACTGGATTGCCTGGAAGAATGGGTTCACTATCGTCTCCTTGCCGTGTTCGATCGGCATGGAGTGAATTGTAGGCAAGCCTAAGCATAAGTCAATAGGTAATCCTAAGTTTTTTTGTTTAGGCACTCCTTGACCTTGTTGATTAGGTGTGCCTACAATGTGTCATGGATACCGAAAATGTGCATTCGAAAATCATCGACGAGCTAGGCGGAACAGTCGCTGTAGCACGTCTTTGCGAGGTTGAGCCACCTTCTGTTAGCGAGTGGCGGCGCGTTGGCATTCCTCGAGCAAGGATGATGTTCCTGAAGCTCGCGCGCCCTGAATTGTTGCGCAAATTTCCAGAACTCATCGAGAAGGACGCTGCGTGACCAAGCAAAACCGCTGGCAGGCCGGATGTCTGCCATCTCCTCCGATCCTTCGCCGCACGCCTGAACTGATATGGGACGTTGAGGATTGAATCACTGTCCATCATGCCGGCACATCTATCGAGGGAACGACGACGTTCTCCGCTGTCGCATCCTCGGGAAACCCGCAACTCCAGACCTTGCTGAGTCCTGTGGGCGCTTTGAGCGTGACCCTGGGGCGGATGACGAGTTGATGGTGTGGTTCAACGGCGCTTGGGTGCTGGACAGTGATGGCTGATGGATACACAAAACCAACCATCGATGAGGCATTGCACATCATCGTCACCGCGCCATCAGACCGATACCGGCGTGAGTGCATCGCGCACTGGCGCAGTCTCTACGGCGACGGATTCGCGGATCAAGTCCGCGCCAAAGCCCACGCGAAAATCAAGGGCAAAAAAATGCCGGGTGTGCGGGGCGATGTTTGAGCCTGTTCGTGCTCTTCAGCCCACATGCACGTTTGAGTGCTCCGTGGCGTACGGCCTCAAAGTGCTGGCCAAGAACCAGGAAGCCAAGCGCAAGGAAGCGGCCAGGGCTCACCGTGAGGCAAAGGCACAAGCCAAGCCGCGCAGTCAGTGGATGAAGGAAGCGCAGGCCGCATTCAATCGCTGGGTGCGTCTGCGCGATGCAGACCGGCCGTGCATTTCGTGCGGTCGCCACCACGAAGGCCAAAACCATGCTGGGCATTTTCGCAGCACTGGCGCTGCCCCTGAACTCAGGTTCGAGGAAAGCAATGTGCATCTGCAATGCCAACCGTGCAATGTCCATAAATCGGGAAATTTAATTGAGTACCGCAAGGGGCTTGTTGAGCGTATTGGCGTTGCTTCTGTGGAATGGCTAGAAGGGCAACATGAACCAAAGAAATACACGATTGATGAGCTTAAAACCATCAAATCTAAGTATGCAGCAATGGCTAAGGAGTTGGCTAAGTGAAGACATGCACGAAATGCAACTCGCTGAAACCGTTGTCTGATTTTGGGAAAAATAGCCACGGTATCGGCCAGGCTGCGCGAACTGCTCGACGACGACAAGTTGGTGGTCAGGCCGAACCGCAAGGATCGCTGGAGCGGTATCACGGTGCGCCCGGTTGGGCTGCCGGCGAAGGGGCAGCAGGAGCTTTTCGCGGCATGAGCACATGGCTCGACAAATTCCTGTTTGAAACAGATTGGATGCTCGCCGATGCGCGCGTTCCTAGGCGCGATCGTCTTGCGGTTCGCCTGTATCTTGAAAGGGTTTTTTGTGGGTGATTTGACGGTTTTCTCCATCGTTCCGGTCGAGGTGTGGGCTGATCGCCGCCTGACGCTTGAGCAGGTGCGCGTGCTCGGTGCTCTGCTGTCGTTCCGAGGCAAGAATACCGACCTTGTGTGGCCCAGCCGGCAGCAGATTTCCGAGCGCACCGGCGGGATGCACCCGGCCAACATCAGCACGGCGACGAGCGCCCTGGAAAATCTTGGTTGGCTGACCAAGGACGGCAAGGGCGGGCACTCCAAAGCGACTCGCTATCGCATCACGGTCCCCGAGCTTACCGTAGCCGAATCGGCTACGGTAGCCGAACAGGCAACGGTAGCCGAATCGGCTACACGCACAGTAGCCGAATCGGCTACCCCCCCCGTAGCCGAATCGGCTACACGCAAAGAACAGACCATTGAACAAACCAAAGAACAGACCAAATTAAGCGCGCCGCCGAAAACGGCCTCGTTCGTGGTGATGAAAACCGACTTCCCGGAATGCGCGGATCAGGTCATCAAAGACTTCATCGCTCACCGAAAGGCGAAGCGCGCACCGCTCACGCCGACCGCCTGGAGGCAGATTGCTTCCGAGATTCGGGCCTCGGGTTGGTCTGCGGAGGATGCGCTGACGGAGGCGATGGCCGCCGGCTGGCATGGAATCAAGGCCGACTGGCTGGCCAAGCGCCGAAATCCGACGCAACCGAAGCTGAGCGCAGCCGGGCAGAAGGCCGCAAACGCGGCAAGCCGGTGGCTTGAGTCCGAAGGTTTCCAACTGGAGAAGACCGCATGAAGCACGAAGACAAGCCCGCTTTCGCGGCGATGATGGCCAGCCTGGGCGAATACTACGGCCGCGACGTGAGCGACGGTCTGATCGGCATGTACTGGCAGGGGCTGCGGCACTACGACCTCGCGGCGGTGCGTGACGCGCTGAACCGCCACGTCGCCAATCCTGACAGCGGGCAGTTCATGCCGAAGATCGCCGACATCGCCAAGATGCTCGGCGGCACGACGCAGGACGCCGCGCTGCGTGCGTGGGCCAAGGTCGATCAGGCTGTTCGCCACCTTGGAACCTACCGCGATGTTGTGTTCGACGACCCGCTGATTCATCGCGTGCTGCACGATATGGGCGGCTGGGTTGCGCTCGGCACGAAGACCGAGGACGAATGGCCGTTCGTGGCAAAGGAGTTCGAGAACCGCTACCGCGGGTTCAAGGCTCGCGGCGAGACGCCAGACTATCCGCCAATGCTTGTCGGCATTTGCGGCATGCAGAACAGGCAGAACGGTTATCAGGCCGACCCGCCGACTCTGATCGGAAACCCGACCGCAGCGCAGGCCGTTTTGCGCGGCGGTGTCGACAAGCCGCTGATCGGTTTCACCGCCGCTGGGCAGGTTCACTTGAGCCTTGTTGGCGACGCGGAGGAAGGCGCGGCGTGAAGTCCCGCAAACCCGAGCGCCTGCTGCTGACCGTCGCCAAGGGGGCGCTGATCCCGGGCGACGGCTACACGACCAAGCGCCTCAAGGAGCGCGGTTACCGGGTGGGCGACGTCCTGCTGGCGGATCTCAGAAAGCCGCGCCATCCGGGTTTCCACCGCCTTGCGCACCGGCTCGGCCAGCTTGTCGCGGAGAACATCGAGGCGTTCGAGGGGCTGGACGGCCATGCCGCGCTCAAACGAATCCAGATCGAGGCCGGCGTAGGTTGCGACGAAATCCCGCTGCGCCTGCCGGTTATCGGGCAGATCACCTACCGCGTGCCGCGCAGCCTGAGCTACGCCAGCATGGACCAGTCCGAGTTCGAGGCAACAGTCCGTCGGATGTGCGAGCATATCGCCCGCGAATACTGGCCGAGCATGTCGGCAGAACAGATTGAGGCAATGGCACAGGTTATGCCGGAGGCAACATGAGGATTTACCCAAAATTCTGCCAGGTCGAGCGCAACTCGATATTTTGCAACAGGTGAGAGCATTGAATGACTGACGGACTGCTACCTGAACGCGCCAGGCGAATCCTCAAGGAAGCTGCGGCGACTCCTGCATTCCTAGATAACCTGGCGCGACGGAAGGCCGTCGACGCTGCAATCGAACGGGTGAAGCGTGAATTCCCCAAACACTTCAGGGAGAACGACGAAGGCGGAAATGTCCGACCTGATCGAGCTTATCCTCGCCTTCGGCGTTGAGCGTGGCGTGATGTTTGGTGATGAGGTAACGGCATGACCAACGCCGAGCGCCAGCACCTGGACCGCGTGGCAAGCCTGCCGTGCTGCCTGTGCGGCGAGTCGCCCGTGCATGTTCACCACATCCGCGAAGGCCAGGGCATGAGCCAGCGCGCATCAAATTGGTTGGCCGTGCCTTTATGCCAGAGCTGTCACACCGGCCCCAAGGGCGTCCACGGCGATCAAACCATGCTGCGCATCATGAAAATGGACGAGCTGGACATGCTGGCGGACACGATAAAAAAGTTATCCACAAAGGGGTAAATGATGACAAATGGCCAAAAAACACTCATCGCCACGTCGATTAGGGGGAATCCATGAGCGCACTCGACCTGCTGGCCCGAGCCGAAGTCTCCGGCGATCTACGCCACTACGAGCACAGATGCGACGTGGACGTGCTGGGCGCTGCCGGCCTTGCCGCAATCAAGCACCCCGGCCACATGAGCCTGTTCCGGGTCAAAATCCTAAACGACGCCGCAGAACTGGCCGCAGCTAAAAGCCTGTTCATCCGCTGGGCGCGTGTTTCAATGACCAACCGGATGCGCGCCGGGTCTACGCTGAACCCGGAGAAGGCCAGCCGGGTAGGGGTGCAGGCGTTGTCGGCATGGCTCAACGACGTGTGCGGCAAATGCAAAGGCGTCAAGTTCGTGGTGAAGGATGGAACGCCCTATCTGTCGGACAAGCAATGCCCGCATTGCCAGGGGACAGGACGCGAGCCGATCCGCCAGCGGGGGGAAATGCTGGAGGTTTACCGGGAATTGCACGAGCGGGCGGATACGGCGATTGGGTGGATTCAGGTGGGGCTTAAAAACAAGCTGCGGTACGCATGAGTTGTGGGGCCGGCTGAAAGCCGGTCCCGCACGAACGCCGGGTTCGGCACCGGCGCAACCATAGGAGATGACGGTGGAAGAACAGGTAGTTGGACACAAGACGTTCCGCAACGATGACGGGACATTCAGGCACGAGCCGCTTTACGAGAGCGAATCCAATGAGTTGATGGCGCGGATTGAGGCAGCCGAGGCCAAGCGCAAGGAACTGATGCCGGATGAAGATGCGGCGATCAGGATGATGATGGATGCACACACACGGCTCAAGGACTTTGGCTGGCGCGATGCGGTTTACTGCCCGAAGGATGGCAGCGTGTTTAAGGTTTTGGAGCCAGGCAGCACGGGCAAGCATGACTGCATTTACCAAGGCGAGTGGCCGAACGGCTCTTGGTGGATTGTGGAAGATGGCGATATGTGCCCCAGCCGTCCGGTGCTGTTCAAGGTGCCGAACGGCCCGCATGAGGGGCGGCCCGATTAGGGCCGTCCCTCTCGATGTGGTTGTTAGAGGGCGATTAGGAGGATTTGATGTGAGCAGCAGCGCGACGGATACCAAGCGACAGATCGCCATCACCAAAGGCACGCAGCGTGGTTGCGCTCTCGGCATCAATGGTGATGTTAGTACGCTTGAGCCCGGTGGCCCCATCGGCAGCTTTGACGCCCTGGCCGCGCCCCGGTCCGCCACGGCCAGACAGCGCGGCAGTCAGTCCATGCGCCTTTTCGTGCGAGATCAGTCTCTCGTCTGCGGATTGCTGGATGTAGGATTTTTTACGCGGCATCATGCACGCCCAGGAGGCAGGCTGTGATGCTGGCCGGCGGCATCCTCGGCGACAGTCTCGGCAATCAGATCATCCTCTACCGGGTCGCGTGCGCCGCCGTTGCGCAGATGCTCGGCGTACCAGGCGACAATAAGCGCGGCGACGTTGTCCTCCGGGCCGTCGCGCAGGTGCGCAATGTCCAGACCGCTGGCGGCGCATATTTTCTCAATTGGAGACCAGTCAAACGAGACCTGCCCATCTGGGTCGCGGGCGAGTTTGAGATCGGCGAACAGGACATCGCCAGGGATGGCGATTTGAGCAATCATTTTTTCTGCCATGTGAGCCTCCACGATTTTTACGATCCAGTCGGTCAGGCGTAGGCCAGCCGACCGCGAGGCACGCACCCAGCGGCCTTTCATGGCTGCTGGGACGCGCAGGTGAATAATGGCCCGCTCATCCATAGATGGCGACCAAAGCGCGGGCGCGCTCCCAGTTGGGCGCGGCAGCCCATCTGACTCTGCATTTGACGTGAGCAGCGACTGCAGCCTCCCAGAATCCCGGAGCGGTGGCCTGAAAATGTTGCCGTGCCCACGCACGGCCAACACGCCATGAATCGCCATCCCAGGCGTCAAATTCGACCGCGTAGCTGTAGCCGTTGCTGACACGGCAGCGCACGAGCTCACCGCTCAATTTGGCTGCGACAGCGGCGGCGGTGAGGCCGGCTGCTGCAATGACTGATTGCCATACTGGCGGTGGCGGCGGACGCACAGCGCGCAGCCGCCACCGCCCCCCATGCCGCTCGATGTATTCGAGCGCCTGGGCGAGTTCCGAGAACCGAGCAACAGGCGTTCCGCCGCCTGTCTTGGCATACGGAGCCTGATGAACGAAATATTCGCCCCTGCGCGTGCGCTGCACGCACAGGCCGCCGTATTGTGCAATCACGGCGGCGCGGCTCATTTGTAGCAGGCCCAGACGATGCGTTTGGGTTTGCCGTTGTAACGGTTGTTGGTCTGAGCTAATTTCTCGACGCGGGCGAACCCGAGCCCGCGACCATTGAAACGCCAGTTGGCGTTTTCGTGAATGGTTGCGCCATTGGACTCGGCGGCGGCGATTTTATCGAGGGTGGATTGTGCGTAGCGCATGATGTTTCTCCTATCAGGATTCCCGGTTCCGCCGGGGCGGGTGGAGGGCGATGCGCCATCCATGAACTGAATTATACACACCAAACAAAACAACGCAAGCACTTTTTGAAATTATTTTTCAGCGGGCGAAACCACCTGGCCAAGCCCTCTAACGCCTAGCTAACCGGCGCAGGCGGCTTTATCGCCTGCGTCCGTGTTGAGCGACGTGTTAGGGGTTTGGTTACTACAGATAAGGGGTTTGATATGGCATGGGCACCACCAAAGAGCAAACGGCAATACCTCGGCGGGTTGTGGAAGAAGAACACAGACGGAACGCGAGGGGATCTCGTGAGCCACTTGTGCGCAAAGTGCAAGCAATCCAACGACGGTAAAGCGCGCGGGACATGGTTCGAGCGCGCAGACGTAAACGACGTGTGGGTATGGGTATGCAGCAAATGCAGATAGCCCCTAACAAATAATATGCACACCTTGCAAGGTTGAGCAGCCGCCTACACTGTGGGCGCGCATCAAAAGATGGATTAGAACCTGCTGCTAATAAAAAAATTAGCGAAATGGTTTGACAAACACCAAAATTTGCTAATATGCGTATAACCACTCGAAAGTAGCAGCCTGTAAATCCGGGCGCATATAGAAATAAAGAGCGGCCCGCTTCCTTGGCGGGATTGCTCGCCCTGAAAAAAGGGCCAACACGCATGGCGATTGGCTTAGGCGGTGCCGCGACGGTTACAGACGTGTCTAAGAACAGCGGTTTCAGTCGCCAGCCGTGTTGGTTGCGATTCCGGTTCAGTCTCGGATGGCTTTCCGTTAAACGGCGCACAAAATCCCGTGTCAGGCGTCGGCCTCAATGGTGCGGAACAGGTCAACCAGCACTAACACGCAGGCCAACACCAACACAGCCACCCCCTAAACCGGGTGGCTTTTTTATTGCCCATTAGCCAGCCGTCTTCCCGACCAACCCTTTAAACATCCTCCCTACCCAAAGGGCCGGATGAAGACGGCTGACCAATGCGCACCAAACCCTAAAGGAGCCAACATGGCCTTTACCGCAGCCCAACTCACCGCAGCGCTGACCGCGCCCGAGCAGGTTATCGCGTTTCACAACAACGCAGCCGGCACCTACACGGACGTGTACTGCCAAAACATGTACAGCACCGCCAAAAAGGCAGGCTGGACGCAGATCGCCCAAACCCAAAGCGCAGCCCAGGCTGCTGCAGCCATCCGGGCGAACCTGAGTTAATCAACCGTCGATATTTCGACACCATGAACGAGGCGACCGGCAACCCGGTTGTAAGGGAATGGCAGGAGCACCCGAAGGAAACGAAAACTCAAGCGTAAACAATCGCTTGTGGGCAAATACAATCAAGCGGGCGATTGCCCAATCTGACGCCGATAGATTGCGGCGGATTGCTGAAAAGCTATTGACTGAAGCCGAAGAAGGTAAGCCTTGGGCTATTCGTGAGCTTGGCGACAGGATAGACGGAAAGGCACCGCAAGCCATTACTGGAGGCGATGGCGGGCCGTTGGTGGTTCAGGTGGTTAAGTTTGCCGACGATCAGACTCCCAAATAACTGGACGCCACGCGATTACCAAAGGCCGGCATGGGATTACTTGGAGCGCGGAGGCAGGCACGCTGAGCTGGTTTGGCATCGCAGGGCAGGCAAGGATGAGATTTGCTTGCACCGTGCAGCGTGTGCCGCATTTGAGCGGGTGGCGAACTACTGGCATATGTTGCCAGAAGCCGCACAAGCCCGTAAGGCCATCTGGTCGGCTGTCAACCCGCATACCGGGACGCTGCGGATAGATGAGGCGTTCCCGCTTGAACTAAGGGAGTCCACCAACAACACCGAAATGATGATCCGGTTTAAAAACGGGTCATCGTGGCAGGTAGTTGGCTCTGACAACTTTAACTCACTTGTAGGCTCTGCCCCTGCGGGCATTGTTTACTCCGAGTGGGCCTTGGCTAATCCTACGGCCAGGGCGTACCTCCGCCCGATCCTGCTTGAAAATGGCGGGTGGCAGTTGTTCATTACAACTTCACGCGGCAGGAATCACGCATACACCACGCTCAAGGCGGCTGAAAAGACGCCGGGTTCGTTCGCGCAGGTGTTGAGGGCGACTGATACAGGAGTATTTACCGCCGAGCAGTTAGAAGCCGAGAAATTGGCCTACATGGCTGAATTTGGCGCTGATTACGGCTTGGCGAAGTTTGAGCAGGAATACGAATGCTCCTTTGATGCAGCCAACCTTGGCGCGATTCTGGCGAAGTCCATTACTCAGGCCGAAAGAGAAGGCCGGATAAGTGACGGCATCGAGTATGACCCCAATGGTGCGCCAATTGAGATTAGCTGCGACCTTGGCCGCAGGGACACGGCTACATGGTGGTTTTGGCAGCCGGTGGTCGGTGGTTATCACATCATCGACTACGACGGCGGTTGGGGTATAGATGCCGACGAGTGGTGCGAGCGTATCGAAAAACGGCTAGCAGGGAAGAAGCTAGGACGGGTGTGGATGCCGCACGACGCTAAAGCCAAGTCGTTCGCCGCCAAGCGTAGTGCAGAAGAAACATTCGCGCTCAAGTTTGGGTGGGACAAAGTACGCATTGTCCGTATGACAAGTAAGGCTGACCGGGTAAACGCTGCCAGGCAGCTTACGCCCAAGGTTGCGTTCCATGAGACGAACTGTGAGCGCGGCATTCACGGCTTGCGCTCATGGTCTTACGAATACAACGAACAGACAAAGACGTTTTCCAGTGAGCCTTTGCATGATTGGGCCTCACACGATGGCGACGGCTATTCATACGGTTGTCAGGTGATGCAAGAAGTTGCGCCTCCAAGCCCGGCCAAAGAAAAGCCGCGCTACGAAACCGATTTGACTATCTCTGAAATCATCAAGCGCCGCACCATGCAGCGCCTTGGGGAATAAATGGCTGATTACGACGACAACACCACGCCGGGGCTGGAAACCAAGGACGAGCTTGGGGACAACCCCGCCGCCCTGGTGCGCCGCTGGTTGCTGGAATTGCGTCTGGCCGACAAGCGCGAGCGTGAATGGCGCAAGACCGCACAGAGCGTGCTGGAGTTGTACCGGGGCGAATCCGTCAAGAAAAACAGCTTCAATATCCTGTGGAGCAATACGGAAACCATGCTCCCGGCGATCTACAGCACGCCGCCCAAGCCTGACGTGCGCCGCCGATACAAGGATGGCGACAAGCTCGGCAAGGTGGTGTCCGAGGTGGTGAGCCGGGCGATTGAGTTCAGCATCGACACTTACGATTTCGACAGCCTCGCCCGTGCTGATGTGCTGGACATGCTTTTGGTGGGTCGCGGTATCAGCCGCGTGCGCTACGTGCCGAGCATGAAGCAGGTGGGGCTTGATCCTGAGTACCACGACGAAGACGCCGAAGACCCCGAGCATGAAGCGTTCGAGGGCGTCACCGAAGAGCTGGAGTGGGAACAGACCGTTGCCGAGCATGTGCAATGGGACGACTTTCGTTTTGGCCCCGGAAAGCGTTGGGAGGATGTGTGCTGGGAGGCTTTCCGCCACCGCATGAGCCGGGAAGACCTGTGCAAGAAGTTTGGCGACGAAATCGGCAAGGCCATCCAGCTTGACGCCACCAATGACGACGACCTGAACAAGATGGCCGAGCACGAGGCCGAAGCGTTCAAGACGGCGGAAGTGTGGGAGATTTGGGATAAGGACGAACGGCAAGTTCTGTTCATCAACGCCAGCTACAAGGCCGGGCCGCTGAAGGTGGTAGACGACCCGCTCGGGCTGCAGGGCTTTTTCCCCAACCCGCGCCCGATCTACGCCGTGGCCGACGTGGACAGCCTAACGCCTGTTTGCCTGTACGAGCAATACAAGGAGCAGGCCGAAGAACTGAACCGGATCAGCACCCGCATCAACAAGCTGGTTGACGCGCTCAAGCTGCGCGGCGTGTATGACGCCACCATCTCGGAACTGTCCGAGGTCATGCGTGGCAACGATAACGATATGATCCCGGCGCAGAACGTCACCGCATTGATCGAGCGGGGCGGGCTGGACAAGGCTATCTGGACGACCGAGGCGCTGGTGAAGGCGGGCGCTCAGGTGTTGCAGCAGCTTTACCTGCAACGCGATGCGGTGAAGCAGACCATTTACGAAATCACCGGCATGGGCGACATCCTGCGGGGGGCGTCCAACCCCAACGAAACCGCCACCGCCCAGCAGATCAAGAGCCAATGGGGGAGCCTCCGTATCAAGCGGATGCAGCAGGACGTGGCCCGCTACCTACGCGACATCCTGCGCATCAAGGCCGAGATCATCGCCGAGAAGTTCGATCAATCCACGCTGCAGCAGATGACGCTGGTGAACCTGCCCACCCAAGAGCAGATCATGCTGGCGCAGCAGCAGGGCCAGCAGGTCGATCCGAACGCGATCACCTGGGAATCTGTGATGCAAGTGCTCCGCTCCGACCTTGGCCGCACCTACCGCATCGACGTGGAGACGGATTCCACCGTCGCCGCGAGCATCGAGTCCGACATGCACGGTATGCGCGAAGTGCTGGAGGGCATCGTGGGCTTTGTGCAGGGCATCGGCCCCGCGGTGCAGGCCAAGGCGGTGCCGATTGAAGCGGTGAAGGAAATCGTGATGACCGTCACCCGTCGCGCTCGCATGGGTTCGGCTGTTGAGGATGCTTTCGACAAGATGCAGGCACCGCAAGAGCAGGGCGGCATTGACCCGGCGCAGGCGCAGCAGAAGGAACAGCAATACCAGCAGCAGATTCAGCAGCTTACCCAGCAGCTACAGCAGGCCCAGCAGCAGGCGCAAAGCGAGCAGGCCAAGATTCAGGCCGACATGCAGGCCGAACAGATGCGCGGCCAGATCACCAGCCAGGTTGAGCAGTTCAAGGCGCAGCAGGAAATGATGCTGGCCGAGCAGCAGTTGGCGTTTGACCGCTGGCAAGCTGAACTGGAGGCGCAGACCAAGATTCAGATCGCGCAGATTCAGGCGGGCGGCAAGACCGAAGCCGCGATGGTTGCGGCAATGAACAAGAGCGAGTCCGTCGATGGCTAGATACCGCGCAATCTACGGTCAGAACGGCAAGCTGGCCGAGTTCGAAGATGGCGTGCTTACATGGGCTGCGCCTGAGTATCACGAAAGGCAAGGCGGGAGTGCGCCCGGCCTGATCCTTGATTTACAGCCGTGGGAAGCCTACGAATCGCCCGCCAGCGGCAAGATCATCACAAGCCGCAAGGAACGCCGCGAAGACATGGCGCGCACCAATTCAAGGCCGTGGGAAGGGCTGGCTGTCGAGAAGCAGGAAGCCGCACGGCAGAAGCAATACCAGGAACAAAAGAGAGATGCGCGGCTGCATGAGGCGGTCGCACGTTCGTTTTATCAGATGGACCCGAAGAAGCGCCGGGAACTGACTAGGGGTTAAGGATGGCAACAACCAGTATGCAATTTGGGCAGAGTGCCATTAATGTGGTGCTGAATGAGGGCCAACTACCGGCCAAGCTTTCCACCGACGCCTCCGGCAACACGGTGCTGGTGGGGGCGGATGGCTTCCCAGTCCATCTGGGGCGGAAAATTGTCAGCAAAATCCCGTCCCCATCCATCGGCAAAACACTGGCCCTATCCGATGTGACAATCGTATCCGGTGCACCCACTGTCACGCTTGAAACCGGCCCCAACGGATTGCCTGCGATCAAAATTGTGACCGCTGTAGGCACAGCGGGACAGGTTTCATTTCCCGGCTTGGTTGACGCTTCCTACTTTGGTGATGCCTATGTATCTATGCACGGATCACGAACGCAGGGTAACTTGGATTACGTCTCGTGGTATTGGAGTCAGAACGATTCGAGCTACGCAAAGGGCGGTGTCACTCAGATTCAATATGGTCAAACAGCGCCTCAAAACTCCTACATTGAACAAGGCGGGGCAAACACGTACTGGTTTGCCAAGCCTAAGCAAAGCAACTTTGGAACTCCAACCTACCCCGGCAAAATAGGTCAGTGCAAGCTGCGTGTCGAGCCGCTTGCAGGCACTTCGGCAACCGTTTATATCTATGCGGTAGGCATCGCCGCTCCGCGTAAATCTCGCGTCTGTGTGACGTGGGATGATGGCTATGACAGCATGTTCAAGCTTGGTTATGAGTCGTTTGCATCGCGAGGCATCAAGCAGACGCTATCGGTGATCGCTTCGGCACAGGACACAACCAGCACCTATTCCAAGCTGCGCCAGCTTCGTGCATTTGTCGATTCCGGTAATGCCTGTGTTGCGCATGGCCCCTATCCGGCCTCCGGCGCGGGCAACCTGTTTACCGCCTACCCCGGAAGCACCGACCCGGTGGCTGATGCCATTGCTGACATGAAGCTGAACCGCCAATTTCTGGCAGACAATCACCTGTTGGTTGATCGTGCGGCCAATTGCTATGTATGGCCGCAAGGAACGTTCCAGCAGTCGGTGAACGATACGACCCTGCTGGATGCTGCCATCGCTGCCGGGTTTACCCTCGGACGTGGGGTTTCACCCATCGCAACCTCCACGATTTACACGGGAGGGGTGCAATTCGATGCGGCAAGCAAATATAACCGGCTCGCCTTGCCGATCATCGGCCACTCATGGGCTGGAACGACTGCCGCCGAAGCCACTAACATTACCAATATCACCACGGCCATTAGCAATATGGCAACGTATGGCGGCGATGCCTTCCTGATGCTCCACCGCGTACAACCAAGCTCGACCGCTGACGGCTCGATGAGTAGCATCGGTATCAGGGTTAGTGATTTGGAGACGATTGCTGCCGCCATCAAAACGCAGATCGACGCCGGGACGATGGAGTCTGTGACCATGCCGGAATTGGTTTGCGGAAACGAGGATTGGGCAGGGTACTGACCCAATAACCACCCAGCCGCCGAATAGGGCGGCTTTTTAACGAATTCCTGACCAGAATCACTAGCTAACCAAACGCCGCGAGGCGCTGGCATGGGGTTGGTCGCCCGTGAAGACTTTAGGAGCATTACCAATGGCTGACGAGCAGATCGTGGATACCCACGACGATGCACCGAGCATGGACGACACCATCCGCGCAACGCTGGCGGAAATCAACGCCCGCGAACCCGAAATCGACGAGCCGGAAGAAACGCCGGAAGAACAGGCCGAACGGCTGCGGGACGAAAAAGGCCGGTTCGCGGCCAAGCAGCAGGAAGAAACACAACAGGCCACCGACCAGCCTATCGAGCCGGTCGAGGAACCCGTCTTATCGCCCGAGGTGCAGCGGTTGGGGCTGCGCAAGGAAGAAGCGGCGGAATGGGCCAAGGCCAGCCCGGTATTGCAGCAGGCTTTGCTGCGCCGCTCCGAGGAAATGCACAAGGGGCTGGAGCAGTACCGTGGGGCTGCGCAGTTCGCGCAGAAGATCGCGCAGGCGTTCCAGCCCTACGAGCACACGCTGCAGCAATTGGGCGTGTCGCACGAAGTCGCGGTCGGCAAGCTGCTTGAGGCGGACAACACCTTGCGCTACGGCTCCCCCGAGCAGAAGGCGCACGCGCTGGCGTCACTGGCGTATCAGTACGGCATCGACATTGGCCAGGTGCAGGCGACCCCCGCACCCGACCCGCAGGTTCACGCCCTTCAGTCCGAGTTGAATCAACTGAGGGGGATCATCAACGATTTTCAACGCACGCAGCAGGAGCGCGAGCAGGGCACGCTTAACAGCGAGATTGCCAAGTTCGCCGAGGGCCGCGAGCACTTCGAGCAAGTCCGTGAGGATATGGCCGCGCTTTTACAGGCTGGTCGTGCCAAAGACCTATCGGACGCCTACGAACAGGCCGTTTGGGCCAATCCGCAAACCCGCGCCGCCATGCTTGCCAAACAGCAAGCCGAGGTCGCCGCCAAGGTTGAAGCGGAACGTAAGGCACAGGAAGCCAAGAAGGCAAACGCCGTCAACGTACCCCGCAGGGGCAGCGTACCGGCAGGCGCACCGACTGGCACGATGGACGACACGATCAGAGCCACGGCCCAAAGGCTGGGGCTTTTCTAACCTTAAAGGAGCACTACTATGGCCTCTCCCGGTCAATCCTCGCTGTTTACCACGTTCACCGAACTGGTGACGACCACCTACCGCAATCACAAGGCCGAAGTGGCCGATGCGGTTTCCAACCACAACGCGATGTTCCGCAAGCTGTCGGCCAAAGGCCGCATCCGCATGGAAGACGGCGGCCTGTCGATTGTCACCCCCATCGACTACGCGGAGAATAGCACCTTGACGTCTGTCACGATTCATTAAACAGACATAGGGCCACTACCAACAGGAGAATACTCACGACGTTTTAGCAAAGCCAGACGGTCGAATATTTCATCGCGCGAAGCGAGAATTTCAACCTTGTTTGGTGGGTTCCCTCGATGTTGACGGAACCAAGTGCGGTTAGAGTCCATTTCATCAAACAATGAAATGGCTAGATCGGCCTCTTCTGCCTTGACAATCAGATGAGGACGAACGGTGACAAGGAAATCGTATGCAAATCGTGACCACGCAACCCACTGGTTGCGGATGCGCGAATTTGTACGAACATTCTTTGCATAACTGTCGCTACACAATGATCCGCCGAATTTTTCCTTAAACAGAAAAAGCGGTGCCGGGTTTGCTTGAGAAAGCGAAACCTTCAATTGATAGCGCATGTAGCCGGATGGACGCTTTTCAGACTTAGGAATGATCAAGCGGTCAATACGGATACACCCTTCACCATCGAAAAATCCAGCCGCATAGCAAATGTCCATTTGTGCCTCCTAGTGGTAGATGGGATGGTGGCGAATTCGGAGAAAGCCCGATGCCCGGTCGAAAGACGCGGAAGGGTAACCCCGAGCCAAGCAAGAGGAAGTCAACCTCTGGGCGTGTGTAACGACTAAGGGCCACCCGCGAAAGCGGAGATATAGTCTGAACTGCATGGGAACATGCAGAGCTAAACAGAAATGATTTAGCCGTCTGATATGCACTAGTACAGCATACCAGAAAGTAACAAATTTGACCAACGCTATTCCGGCTTCGATGTGCTGAACATCCAGGCATCGGACGTGCTGAGTGCGGCCGAATACCCGTGGCGTCAGGTCGCGGTCAACGTCGCCGCATCCGGCCTCGAAATCCGAACCAACTCGGGCGAAAACCGCATCATCAACTTCGTCAAGGCGAAGATCAAGAACGCCCAGCGCACGATGGCGAACGGCCTGTCGGAAGACCTTTATTCCGCCGGCACCGCCACCAACCAGATGGGCGGCCTGCAACACATCATCGCTGACGGCTCCGGTTCGGTGCAGTACGGCGTGGGCACGGTCGGCGGCATTAACGCCTCGACCTTCGCTTTCTGGCGCAACCAGGTGTTTGATGCGTCGGTTGGCAGCGTCACCCCTTCGGCCACCACTATCGAAAACTCGATGATGCTGCCGCTGTGGCTGGCCTGTACCCGAGGCATGGACACGCCCGACCTGATCGTTATGGATTCGGTGTACTTCTCGTACTTCGAAAACTCGCAGACCAGCATCAAGCGTTACGCCTCGGCGGATTCGGCGCAGGCCGGTATCGTCTCGCTGAAGTACAAGACCGCCGATGTGGTCTATGACTCCAGCGATTCGGGTATGCCCGCATCGCACGCCTACTTCATCAACACCGACTTCCTTGAACTGGTCGCCCACAAGGATGCGTGGATGGAAATCATGCCGGAGTTGAAGTCGGTCAACCAAGACGGCATCGTAGTCCCCATCTTAACGCAAGCGAACCTGACTTGTAGTAATAGAGCGCGTTTGGGCGTAATGCACTCGTAAGTAAATTAACAAGGATTCTGTTGTATCATATGGCCTCCATTCAAGGAGGGCCATATGCGTATCATCGACTTAGTTGGGCAACGATTCACAAGGCTGTTAGTAGTAGGTAGGGCACCAAACAAAAGCGCCAAGGACACGAACGCACGTTGGCATTGCCGGTGTGATTGCGGTCGGATGTGTATTGCTTACGGGCAAGACCTCAGACGCGAGAAGTTCAAATCCTGTGGGTGCTTCATCGCAGAGAAGATGTACAAGCACGGCCAATCACGGACAAAGGAATATCGGACGTGGCAGACCATGCGGCAGCGCTGCGAGAATCCCAAAAATTCAGCGTATGAAGAATATGGCGCGGCAGGCGTAACAGTCTGCGAACGCTGGAAGTCATACGAGGCATTCAGGGAGGATATGGGGCCTGCGCCAACACCGAGGCACACGATAGACCGGATTGACGGCACCAGGGGTTATGAACCCGGAAACTGCCGATGGGCTACGTATGCCGAGCAGAATCGAAACCTAAAGAGCAACATGTTTGTTGAAATTGATGGTGTTCGCATGGTGTTGCAGGATTGGTGCAGGACGTTTGGCATCAATGACAAAACCGCATATTCGCGCATTCGCAAAGGCTGGGATGCAGAGAGGGCGCTAAAGACACCTGTGAAGCAAATGAAGCGACGGAATCCTTAACCAAACTTCCCTTTTGAAAGGACACAAAATGTATATTTCTGGCATCGACCCCACCAACGTCCGCACCAGCGGCCAAGGCCCGGAGTTCACCCCCGGCACTATCGGCTGGAACATGACGAGCGCAGGCCCAAAGGGCTATATCTACGTTCAGGATTCCGGTGCAGCGATTACGGGCGATGGTTATATCGCCCTTGTTGACGGCTCGGCGTTTACCGCAATCATGGCTTCGATTACCACTTCCGCGCCTGGTACGGGCGCTGGCAAGCTGGCGGGTGTTGCGCGTGCTGCGATTGCTGCATCCGGCTATGGCTGGCTGCAAATCTTCGGCGCGGGCAACATCGAAACCGCTGGCGCGGCTGCGGTGTACACCATCCTCAACACCACCGCCACCGCTGGCAAGCTGGACGACGACGCCACCGTAGGCGCGGAAGTCATCGACGGCATCGTGCTGGACGCCGCTGCGGGCAGTGCCACCACGGCTGCCGCCTTCATCAACTGGCCGAAGGTTGGCCGCACCCTCTAAACATCCTGCCTGTAGGACTGTTCCCCGCTTCGGCGGGGTTTTTTTTGGCCGCTCCAAACAGAGCCGCCAACAAAGACCCCAATCCCTTTACAGGAGCAAGCAAAAATGATCGGCATTCAGGAAGCACGCCCCCCCATCGTTCGATTCGAGCGCCAGTCGATTCAGGATCAGGCCGCCAGCCTTGAGGCAGGCCGCGCCATCTTCCGCGACGTGAACATCGTCAACATCGCACAGCCGCCCGGTAAGGATTGGACGGTGAAGAACGCCGAAAAGTGGCTGGCGCAGATCAAGGAAGATTTGTACCAGGGGCGTCGGACGGCCTATCCGCCTGAGTGGGTGGACGGCTTCTACCGCGCTTACGAGAACTGGAAGAACGGCATCGACGGCAACGTGCCGGAAGGGGAAACCGCGCTGCGCAACGTGCCGTTTGTGACCCCTGCCGAGGCCGAGAACTACGCCCAGCTTCACATCTACAGCGTGGAAGCTGCCGCCTCGATGACCGAGGACACGCTGAAAGCTGCCGGCATGGGTGCGCGCATGTTCCGCGACAAGTGCCGCGCCTATCTGGAAGCCGCACAGGATGGCGGCAAGGTGGCCGAGGAAGTGGCCCACCTGAAGCGCGAACTGCAAAAGCGTGACGACGTGATCGCCGCGCTGGAAAAGCGCATGAACGCCTTTGAAGCGGGCGAGGACGCCCCGCGCCGTGGCCGCAAGCCGAAACTTCAGGAAGCCGCCAAATGACCTGCCTGACCATCGTTCAAACCGCCTGCCAACGGGTCGGCCTGACCTCGCCTAACGCGGCCATCGGCAATACGGATGCGCAAATCATCCAAATGGTCGCGCTGCTGAACGAGGAAGGCGAGGCGCTGGCAACGCGGCACGTATGGCAGGCGATCACCAAGGAAACGAGCTTCACCACGGTTGCAGCGGAGGTGCAGGGGGCTATTACGACCATTGCGCCCGGCCTCGATTACATCATCAACGATACCATCTGGAACCGGGATTTGCGCCGGCCCGTGTATGGCCCGCTGACCCGCCAACGCTGGCAGCAGCGCAAGGCGATGGCGTTTCAAGGCCCGTTCAATCAGTTCCGCATCCGTGGCGATGACCTCCTGTTCATTCCCGAGCCTGCGGCGGGGCAATCGTGTTATTTCGAGTACATCAGCCGCTATTGGTGCGTGGACTCGACCGGGGCGACCGAGCGCGCAGCCTTTGCCAATGATGCCGATGTGGGCCTGCTCGACGAGCGTTTGCTGACGCTTGGCCTGATCTGGCGCTGGAAAGCGGCCAAGGGCTTCGACTACACCGCCGATCTGGAAAAGTACGAACGCCGGGTGCTCGACGCCATTGCCCGCGACGGGTCGAAGGACTGGATCAATCTCGCCGACAACCGCTATGACATTCTCCCGGCTGTGGCTGTGCCGTCCGGTAGCTGGAACGTCTGATGCTGGTCAAGCAACGCCGCCCCGTCGCCAAAACCGCGAGCATTCCCGCGCCTACGGGCGGCTGGAACAAGCGCGACAACATCGCCGACATGGCCGAAACGGATGCGGTCATCTGCAAAAACTACTTCCCGACCGCATCGGACGTGATGCTCCGTCAGGGCGTGATCGATTGGGTGACGGGCTTCACGGGCGACACGGTTGAAACCCTGATGGGCTATCAGTCGGCTACAGCGTCCAAGCTGTTCGCCGTGGTGGACGTGGGCGCGACTGCCGAAATCGTGGACGTGACAAACAGCGACACCGACGGCACGCCCCCGGCTTCTGCTGTAACGGCGCTGACCAATGCCCGCTTCCAGCATGTGAACTTCTCGACCACAGGCGGGGCGTTCCTGCTGGCGGTGAACGGCGCTGACAAGATGCGCTACTACACCGGCTCGGCGTGGGACGTGGACGGCGGCGGCACCTACACGGTGACGGGGGTTGATACCGCGACCTGGATTCACCTCAACATCCACAAGCGCCGGGTGTGGGGGGTGCAGAAAGACTCCCTGCTCGCGTGGTATCTGCCGACTGACTCCATCGCCGGGGCAGCGGCCTCGTTCGACTTCCGCCCAATCTTCAAGCGCGGCGGCTACCTGATGGCGATGGGTACGTGGTCGCTGGATGCTGGCGAGGGCTTGGACGATCACGCCGTTTTCGTGACCTCGGAAGGCGAGGTGGCAGTCTACAAAGGCACCGACCCCAGCAGCGCGAATACCTGGGCGCTTGTGGGCGTGTGGCACATCGGCAACCCCATCGGGCGGCGCTGTCTGGTGAAGTTCGGCGGGGATTTGCTGATTGTGTCGCAGGATGGATTACTGCCGTTTTCCAGTGCCTTGATGAGCAGCCGCGTCAACACCAAGTCTGCCCTGACTGACAAGATTCAGCAGGCCGTGAGCGAGGCGACCAGCCTTTACAGCAGCAATTTCGGCTGGCAAATCCTGCCGTATCCGGTCGAAAACATGCTGATCCTCAACGTGCCGACCAGCGCGACGGAAAGCCAGCAGTACGTGATGAACACCATCACCGGCTCATGGTGCTGGTTCGAGGGCTGGGATGCGACGTGCTGGGAACTGTTCGACGACGAAATCTATTACGGCACGGCCGGCAAGGTGTGCAAGGCGTGGAACGGCAACAGCGACTTCAATGCCAACATCGACGGCGAAGTCCTGCCGGCGTTCTCTGCGTTTGGCAATCGCGGCAACATCAAGCACTTCAAGATGGCGAAGCCGATCATTTCCACCGATGGAAATCCCGGCGTATTGCTCGGCATCAATACGGATTACGACACCAGTGCTCCAGTTGGAGCGCCGACGTTCACGGCAACCGTTGCGGCGACCTGGGATTCCGCGACATGGGATGCGTCGGTATGGGGCGGATCGTACTCGATCAAGAAGGACTGGCAGACCATCGGCGGCATCGGCAACGTGGCGTCATTGCACCTTGTCACGTCGTCCCGTGGCGTCAACATCCGATGGGCCTCGACCGTGTACGTGTATGAGGTCGGCGGGGTGATTGGTTGAAGCGGATCATCACCGACCAGCCGGAGCGGATCGCGGCGTTTGTGGGTGATGCGCTGGATGTGAGTGGGTTTGCGAATTACACCGCCATCGGGCTTGAGGATGAAGGCGAACTGATCGCCGGGGTGCTGTTTGATTACTACAACGGGGCATCAATCAACATGCACGTTGCGGCCAAGCCCGGCAGGCGATGGCTGACACGCGAATTCCTGCATTTCTGTTTTTGGTATCCGTTCGAGCAATTGAAGGTCAGGCGCATTACCGGCCTTGTACCGGCGTCCAATCGTGACGCGAGAAAGTTTGATGAACACTTGGGCTTTGAGCTGGAGGCGACCCTCAAAGACGCGGCCCCTGATGGCGACGTGCTGGTGTACCGCATGTTCCGCGATCAATGTAGATGGCTAAATTTAAAGGTGAAGTATGAGCAGCCTAGCGCTTTTTAGAAGCGCGTTTTATGGCTTTTCTGTCAACGTTGAATTCTCTAGCCAAAGAGCGTAACGAACACCCAGATTCGCGCAACTGTTTTACCGCTATTTTTTGCTCTTTCGTTAGTGGGGAATAACTTCTGTCCTTTGATACTCGGTCTAGGATGTTTTCTAAATTAGTTCCCAAAAAAAGATGTTCTGGGTTTGTGCATTCAGCGTTGTCGCACTTGTGAAGTACGTGCAATCCGTCTGGTATCTCTCCGTAATGGATTATCCAAGAGGCTCGGTGTGCAGTGGTTTTTGGCATATTGATGTTCCCTAGTCGGATCATTCCGTAACCAAAGCGATGCTTGTGTGCCGTCCATTCCCAGCATCCATCGCGCTTAATGACTTTTGTGAAGAACCTCTTAGTTAGGCTCTTTATTTCCTTTTCATTCATATCGTATTCTATGGGTAAAACCATTTACCCATAGTGCAGGAGGATTAGAAAATTTCCAAACCCAAAGCGCCCCCGCCGCCTGATTACGCCGCCGCTGCCCAGCAGACCGCAGCGGGCAACAAAGAAGCGATTCTCACGCAAACCGCCGCCAACCGGGTAAACCAAGTCACGCCGGAAGGATCGCTGACCTACGCCATTACCGGGCAAGACCCATCCGGTAATCCGACATGGACTGCGACCCAGCAATATAGCCCCGACCAGCAGCAGATTTATCAGGGCAACGTCGATCTGTCCAAGGGCTTGCTGAATACCGCACAGCAGGGGCTTGGCAAGGTGGACGACCTGCTCGCCAATCCCACCATCGATGAATCCAAACTTGCGCAAATGCCCATTCAGGGGCAGAGCGTGCAGGATGCGATTTTCTCCCGCCTGACGCCGCAGCTTGAACGCCGTCGCGGCCAACTGGAAAACCAACTCGCCAATCAGGGCATTACCCGCGGCTCGGAAGCGTGGAATAACGCCATGACCGACCAGGGCCAGCAGGAAAACGACCTGATGACGCAGGCCGCCTTGCAGGGCATCAATACCGGCCTGACCGCGCGTCAGCAGGGGATGCAGGAGCAGGCGTACATGCAGGATCGCCCGCTGAACGTGGTCAATGCCTTGCGGACTGGCAATCAGGTGCAAGGCCCGCAGTTCGTCAATGCGCCGCAGCAGGGCTTCGCTCCCGGCCCGGACTTGCTGGGCGCTGCCAACAGCCAGTATCAGGCGGATTTGGGCGCTTATAACGCCAAAGCGGCACAACAGGGCGGGCTGATGGGCGGACTGTTTTCGCTTGGTGGGGCGGCGCTCGGTTCGCCGTGGCTGTTCAGGTAAGGAATCGTCATGTCGCAAATGAACATGCAGAACATGCTCGGCATGACGCCCGAGCAGATGGAGATTGCGCGCAAAACCCGCTACGCCGAAGCCCTGCGCCGCCAGTCAGAAGAACCGATGCAGGGGCAGATGGTCAGCGGCCATTATGTCGCCCCGAGCTGGACGCAGGGGCTTGCCAAGATGCTGTCGGCCTATGGTTCCGGCAAGATGGAGCGGGACGCGGCAGAAGCGGCCAAAGCCTACGGCGAGCAGCAGCGTACCGACTTCACCGACACCGCCGCCAAGTATGCGCAGGCATTGCGCGGTACGCCTGAGCAACAGACCGCGTATGAGGCCGACAACCCGTTCGGCGAGGACTTGGGCAACCTGCAAACCGTGACGCCGGGGCAGGCAGGCGACCCGAACAAGGCGCTGGAAATCGCTTTGCAGTCGCGCAGCCCCATGTGGCAGCAGTTTGCGATGCAAGCGCAGTTGAAACGAGCATCGCAAACTCCGCGCGATCAATTCGGCGCGGTTATGCCTCATTACTACACGCCGGAAAGCCTCGCTGAGTTCCAGAAAAGCGGTAATTACGGCAATCTAAAGCCGGCGACAGGTGCTAACTTCGGCAAATACAACCCCGGCCAGTACACGCCAGAAAGTTGGGCGTCTTTTGTTCAGACGGGGAACCCTGCCGACCTGCAAGCCCGCTTCGCGCCTGTTCAGATCGACCAAGGCGATGTTAAGACTATTTTGGAACCAGGAAGCGGTAAGACAAGGGAGTTCGATGTTCGCTTGTCTCCTGACCAAAAGCCGGAAACCAAAGCCGCACAAACCACCGCCGTTAAAGGTGCAGAGCGTGCTGTCGAGAAGAAGTCAGAGGCACCGAAGGCGCGCATGGCGCTTAATGCTTTCGAGTCCAAGGCTAAAAACCTCGAATCCAATGTTGATGACGCGATCAATCAGGCTGGATTCTGGACGACCGGGTTTATCGGCAGTCTGGCGCAGAAAGTGCCCGGAACGCCCGCATTCGACTTGTCCAAAAAACTTGAGTCGATCAAGGCCAATCTGGGCTTTGCTGAACTGCAGGCCATGCGTGACGCATCACCTACTGGCGGCGCGTTGGGCAGCATCACCGAGCGCGAATTGAGCCTGCTGCAATCGGCATGGGCTAATGTCGAGCAGGCACAGTCCAAGGAATCGTTCGTTAAGGCGCTCAACGATGTCAAAGCCATCAATAAAGCTGCGTTGGAGCGTGCTCGCGCTGCGTATAACCAAACGTATAAAGAAACGCCTGCTGGCAATCGCCCTCCCCTTGATAGCCTTTGGGATTGATTATGAACGTTACAGTTAATCAAGACGAAGCAAAGAAGATCGAGGCGTTCATGCGCCGCGCTTCAGAAGCGGGCTATACCGAGGACGAAATCAAGTCAGCGATCCAGCAGAAATATGGACGCAAACCCGCCCCGGTTGACCCCAAACAGTTCGATCCGACCGAAGGCATGACCACTTCCGAAAAGCTGCTTGCCGGTATTGGCAAGGCTTTTGTCGACACCGGGCGCGGCGTGGGCCAGTTGGCCGGCGACGTTGCGGAAGGCGTGGGGATGGATCGCCCATCATGGGCACCCACAAAAGCCGATATTGAGGAAGTGCGCAGACTCGATGCGCCGCTCATGAAAACCGGAGCAGGCGTGACGGGTAACGTGCTGGGCAACATTGCCTCATTTGCGCCTTTGGCCTTGATTCCCGGCGCAAACACGATTGCTGGCGGTGCAACGATTGGCGCACTGACGGGGGCGGCCATGCCTGTTGCCGAGGGTGATAGCCGTGGCGGCAATGCGGCCATTGGCGGGGTAGCAGGGGGTGCGCTGCCCGCAGCGGCCCGCGCATATCGCGTCGGCAAAGCGGCTTTGGTCGATCCATTCACCGAAGCGGGAAAACAGCGCATCGTAGGCGGCACCCTGAACCGCGCCGCAGGCGACAGAGAGCGGGCGCTCGCTAACCTTTTGCAGCGCAAAGCGGCAACGCCTGGCGTCAATCTTACGACCGGACAGGCATCGGGAGACGCGGGGATTGCTTCGCTCGAACGTGCCGCCTCGGCAGTCGATCCGGGCGGCTTCCAGTCGATCAAGGATGACCAGACCGCCGCACTTGTTCGCGCATTGCGTGGCGTGGCCGGAAGCCCGGAAGCCCGTCAGGCTGCCATTGACGCCCGCGAGCAGGCTACGGAGGCGCTCTACGCACAGGCCAAGAAAGCCGCCGTGCCGGGCGATGCGGAACTCGCCGCCTTGCTCCAGCGCCCGACCGTCGCCGCAGGTTTGAAGCAGGCGCAAGGCATCGCCGCAGATGAAGGGCGGGCGTTCCAGTTGATGAAGGGTAAACCCGCGTCACCCGTTGGGGTGCTCGACGCCCAGGGCAATCCAATTATGGGCGCGGCTACGCCTGACGTTTACTCCGGTCAAGGTCTGCACGATCTCAAGATGGGGATTGACAAGGCGCTGACCGAAGGCAGCCAGGGCATCGGCAATCGCATCGCCGGTTCACAACTGACCGCTAAGTCCGACTTCCTGAACTGGCTTGAAAGCCGTATCCCCGAGTATGGTCAGGCGCGCACCACGTTTGCCGATCTGTCGCGGCCCATCAACCAGATGGACGTAGGCGAGGAACTTTACAAGCGTTTCGTCCCCGCCTTGGCGGATAACGGTGCGGTGCCGTTCAAGTCGCGTGCAGACGCCTACGCCAACGCGCTGCGGAACGGCGATCAGTTGGCCCGCTCAGTGACCGGGATGAAAGGCGCAAAGCTGGAAAACATCATGACCCCGGAACAGATGGCCGCCCTGCAAGGCGTGGCGTCCGACCTGCGCGTGCTGAAAGGCGCTGAATCGGCAGGGCGTGGCGTGGGGTCTGACACGGTGCAGAAGATGGCCATGTCCCACTTGATGAATCAGGCGGGCGTGCCGAACTGGATGCAGAGCATCGGGCGCGTCCCCGGAGGCTGGCTGCGCACCTTGGGTGATGTGCTTTACACCAAGAACGACGATGCGTTGCGCGATACGCTGGCGGAAGTCTTCAAAGACCCGCAGGCGGCAGCACAGGCAATGCAGATGGCGAAAACCGATCCAACGCGCTTTATGCAGGCCATGCAGACTTTGGGGCAGGGGACGGCACTATCGCTGCCCGCTTCAGTTAATGCGACGGAGTAATAGTCGCTTGAGCTTGCCGTCCTTCATTTTGCGCTGAACCAAGACCTTTACAGGCCATGCCATCAGTAAAAGCACGAAAGCCCCGAAGGGCTTGAGCGCAAGACCTAGCCACCAGTAGGACATATCACTCCCTAAGCCCGCCTTGTGCGGGTTTTTTTTTGTCAAAAGGATAGCACGCTATGCCACCGTTTAATGGATCAGGAACATTTGCCCTGCCTTCAGGCAACCCGGTAACTACAGGCACGACCATCAGCAGCACGGTTCACAACAACACCAATTCAGACTTGGCAAGCGGCCTGACAAACTGCCTCACGAAGGACGGGCAAACCACGCCGACCGCTAATTTACCAATGGGCGGATACGCGCATACCGGCGTGGCTGATGCCACCGCACGCACCCAATACGCCAAGGTCAGCCAGATTCAGGACGGCGGCTATGTTACCCTGGCCTCTGTCTCGGGTGCGGACACAATCACCGCGACGTGTGCTCCGGCGATTACTGCATACGCTGCCGGGCAGTTTTTCACCTTCGTCTCTGCTGGTGCGAATACCGGCGCTGTCACGCTGAATATCAACAGCCTTGGCGCTAAGGCTGTTACCAAGGAAGGCACAACCGCACTGGCTGCGGGTGAAATCGCATCCGGCGCTGTGGTGTGCGTTGAATACGATGGAACGCGGTTTCAGATCGTCGGCGGTCGGAGTGTTCAGCCGCTTGATGCCACTCTGACCGCGCTTGCATCGGCCCTGACCGCCGCCAACAAAATTCCATACGCAACCGCGCTCAACACCCTTGGAGAACTGGACTTCAAGGACGAAGACAACATGGCGTCCAACTCCGCCACTGCATTGCCCAGCCAGCAGTCGGTTGTGGCTTATATCGCTACTGAAATCGCGGCAATCCAATTACTGAAGGCGGGAACTGCGGTCGCATCAACCTCCGGTACGTCGATTGATTTCACCGGGATTCCGGCAGGGACTAAGCGCATAACCCTTATGTTCAGCGGTTTAAGCACAAATGGCACATCAAACTACATCGTTCAGCTAGGCGACTCTGGCGGGATAGAAACCACCGGATACCTTGGCGCTTTTGGCCTAACGCAGAACGCCGCAACTGGAGTGGTGGCTAATTTCACAACTGGCTTTGGTCTCCTAAGTGGTGCGGCTGCAAACGTGCAGCATGGTTGCATAGTTCTAAGCCTTCTGGACGCCGCATCAAATCTATGGGCGTCTGCTCAAAGCAGCGGATGGTCTAGCAGCGCAATTTCGGGTTGCGGCGGTGGATCAAAAGCGCTGTCTGGTGTGTTGACGCAAATCAGGCTCACAACGATAAACGGCACAGATACATTCGACGCCGGGACTATCAACATCCTTTACGAGTAAGGAAATCCAAATGTCAAAGATAGTAGTTGACCTAGCGACCGGTCAAACGTCCGTTGTGGCATACACAGCGAAAGAGTTGGCCGACATTGCCGCAGCGCAGCCCGGACTTCCTGAAATCAAAGCCACAAAGATCGCCGAACTCGACGCAGACCGCAAGCGCCTCGAAACCCTGCCGATCCGGGGCAACAACGGCGGCAACCTGTTCAAGATTTCGCGCCCTGAGAAGATAAACGAATTCCTGATGGGCGGGCTTCAGATCGCGCTCGATCCTTCCCCTGCTGCCAGTTTCACGATGTTGGACGACAACGGCGTGGAGGTTACGTACAGCAAGGCGCTGATGGGCCAGATCATCGCCTCCATCAACAGCAGCAAACAACCCGCGCTGAAGCGGTACGACGCCCGCAAGGCAGCGATTGAGGCCGCGAAGGATGCCGCTGACCTGGCGCGCGTCGATACCGATTTGACCAAACCATAACAAGGGGGCAACATGCAGGAACCCGAAGACCGCGTACAGTTCGACCGCAGAGAGATTGACCAGCGGCGCTTCCGGATAGATACCACAGTGAACGTGGCCCATATCTTGACGACAATTGCGCTGGTGGGGTCAATCCTATCATGGGGCAGTGACATGAAAGCCGCTGTCCAGCGCCATGACTCGGAGATTGCCGAATTGAAGCTGACGACGCGAGAGGATCGATCGGTCCTGCGGGAAGAGTTGCGCGAAATCAACCGCAAGGTCGATAAGATTGCTGATCGTGTCGGTGCCGGTGGAAGATAGTCATGTGCAGCGCGTGGCTGGCTTTCTGGGTCGGCGTAAGTGTGGGGATCGTGATAGGAATGTTTTTGACTGCGATATTCGGGGCCAACAATGGAATTCGATGACCTGATAGGGCATGTGCTCGAACGCGAGGGCGGGTATGTCAACCATCCCGCAGACCGTGGCGGGGCTACGAATTACGGCATCACACAGCGCGTTTATGCCGACTGGCTGGCGTCTCAGGGGCAGCAATGGAAGAACGTGCGCGACCTCACCGAAGACGAAGCCATCCGCATTTACTTCGCGCTTTACTGGAAAAACTCGAACTGCCCGGCATTGCCTCCAAAGGTGCGCGACATTCACTTTGACGCGGCAGTCAATCACGGCGTCAAGCGTGCCGCGATCATGCTCCAGACGGCAGCAGGGGCCACGCAAGACGGCATCATCGGCAAGCAAACACTGGCCGCCGTATTCGGCATGGACGCCGACCTGCTGCGCTATCGCTATATCGTCGTGCGCTATCGGTTCTACGGCTCAATCGTGAACCGCGACCGGACACAAATTGCTTTCATTGCGGGCTGGCTGCGCCGCATGGAAGCCTTCGCATAGCAGCCAAGGGGAACACCATGTACCAATCGAAAGCCGCCATCAAATCCGTGGGCGTTGTCGGCCCTGCCGTCGCCTTCATCGTCGCCGGTTTCAATGCTGCCGGGATCGACATTTCAGGCGAAGTGGCGGGCGTCACCGAAGCGGTGGGCCATCTGATCGACAACGCCATCATCCTGATTGGTGCGGGCGCTGGCGTGTATGGCCGCATCCGGGCGACCAAGCAGATCGGCGGCGTGTTGCGGGCTGACTGATGCCGTTCGTCAGCCCCCATGCAAACTTTCATGGGATGCTGCTCGATGACCGCCACGAATACCCGTGGATAAGCCTCAGGCCGCTTGAATACGAAGACCCACTGACCGGGGATCTTTACATCGTACCGGCCAATTTCAGGACGGATGGGGCGAGCGTACCCAAGGCGCTGATGGCCTTGCCGGTGATAGGGCAGGCCCTGGCGATGCGGTTCATGGGGCAGGGCTTGTGGCTGGGCTTCCGCGAGGGCGTGCTGCATGACTACCTGCGGCGCAATGACAAAGTTCCGGCAAGGCTCGCGCACCGGATATTCAGGACGGCACTATTCGAGGCGGGTTATCCTGATGATCTTGTCGAATCGTATTATCTGGCGGTGATGAAGTTCAATAGCTGATGCGACTGCTAATCCTGTGCCTTGCCCTATCCCTGCCTGCCTATGCCGGGCCGCTTGAGGAAACCCGGTATTGCGGGGCCGAACCCAAGCGCACGGCTGACGGTTCGATCCTGCGCCGCGCCGACGTGCTGCGGGCCTTCCGGGATCTGTACCCGTGCCCGGCGACGGGCGAGAAGCGCGGTGCGTGTCCCGGCTGGGCCATTGACCACGTTATCCCGCTCGCGGTGGGGGGCTGTGACAGCGTGAGCAACTTGCAATGGCTACCCAACCACCTGAAATCCTGCGCCGGTACGTGTAAAGACCGTTGGGAGCGCCGCATTTATCTGCGGGTTGAATGATACCGATGCTGATTGGTTAGGGAGCAAGGACGATTCGCACTCGTCTTTTGCTTCCGCAATTATACCACAGTCAACACGATTCGTGCGATAGAGATCGATCGTGTGGACGCGCTCACCGAAGTCGTAGTCGGTGATGACGATGCGGCGGCGCAGTTCGGGCAATTCGGGCGCACGCTCCGGCGTCGGACGCTCCATCCTGGCGCGCGCCTTGCCTTCCTGCATGCGCGCGATCTGCTCGCGGCTGCGTCGGGTTTTTCGGTACGCCATACCTTGCAAGCTCCTGATATTACTTGTTAGCCGCCGCCAGCACACGCCAGCGGCGTGGCAGTCTTACGCAGCCAGTCGGTCGCGCAGCGCGTAGCCTTCCAGCGCCCAAATCTTCTGCTTGGCGTTGTCGCGTGCGATCTTCCGGCCCAGCTCGGTGTCAAAGTTCTCAGGGCTTGCGCAGGCGCTTTCTCCGGTCACGGT